CATAACAGAAATAAAGTCAGAACTAGGATTAGTTAAAGGGGATGTTGGACTAGGCAATGTAGATAATACTGCTGATTCTGCTAAACCTGTTTCTACTGCACAACAAAATGCTTTGAATCTAAAAGCAAATCTGAACAATCCTACATTTACTGGTACAATAGCAATACCAAATATAAGCAACTTAGAAACTGCGGTGGCTGCTAATACTGCAAAAGTAGGAATTACCACATCACAAGCAAACGATATTACTTCTGCAAAGAATAGAACAGATGTATTGACTGATACATATATTGAAGGAAAGGCAGCAGCCAAAATAGATGCATTACTTGGAGCAGACTCTAACGCTATTGACACACTAGCACAATTAGAAGACTATCTATTGGATAGTAGCGTATCGGGTGGATTGATTCAATCATTAGCAGGTAAAGTCGCTACTAGTACAACAGTTAACGGTCATGCTCTATCAAGCAATGTTACAGTCACAAAGAGTGATGTTGGTCTTAGTAATGTAGATAACGATTCTACTGCGACAATAAGAGCAGGTACTACAAAGTCAGATGTTGGACTTGGTAGTGTTTTGAATCAAGCACAAGTAGCAACGTTTGTTTCAGCAAACCCTCCTAGTGCTACTGCAATTGGGGATATATGGATTGATTCAGATGATAGCAATAAGATGTATAGAGCATCAGGAGTAGGTTCTGGAAATTGGGTAGCAGTTACAGTTAACAAAGGAGCATTAGGACTAGTAAAGGCTGATGTAGGATTAAGCAACGTAGACAATAATTCAACCGCTACAATTAGAGCAGGTGTTACTCATTCAGATGTAGGAACAACAAAAGCAGATGTAGGATTAGGAAATGTAGAGAACAAATCTTCTGCTACAATTAGAGGAGAAATAGTTGCTAGTAACGTTCCAAATCTAAACGCATCTAAGATTAATGCAGGTACGTTGGGCGATGCTAGAATATCAAAGTCATCTGTTATACAACACGCTGCCTCCTCTACAATTGCTGATTTATCAAACTTAGGAACTAGTATAGATACATCAGCAGACTTCTTGTATGTGTTTGACGATGGTTCTCTCAAAAGTGCTTCAATAGCAAATGTATTAGCAAAGATTACTTCATCAGAATTAGTAGGTACAGGAAAGGTATTCCCTAATACGTTACCTGCTGATGGAGCAGAAGTCAACGTTCAAGCAGACTTCAATGAAACAAGTGACTCTTCAGATGCATTTATTCTGAATAAACCTACAATACCAACTAACAATAATCAATTAACAAATGGTGCAGGTTTCATTACTGGTTCTGCATTAAACGCATCAAACCTAAATTCAGGAACAATACCTGATGCAAGATTCCCGGCAGTATTACCTGCC